CCCATATAAGTCTTTTTGAGGTCTCTTTCGAGATAATACACATGTAGTGTCCTCTCTTCTAAGTATTCATTTATAGCTGTTTGTACGACCGGTGTTGGGGTTGACCTCACCTCGGTGAGGAACGCCGTCCCAGAGTACTGAATGCAGAACTCTAGGAGGATTTGTCTGCCAATACGGAGGCGAATCTGATCTAACCTCTCAGCATGTGAATAATATTTAGCTGATGAACTGCCCGGAACTTAAGTTGTTCCATATGTTTCTCGCGTTTATTAAAATTTATTAAGCGAGGGATGTGTGGCAGCTTAGGCCTTAGAAGGACTTTTAGAGTTGGTTCAACATACTTTACTTCGCCTCCGGAGAGGCCTTGTAATAGTTGTGTTCCACCCATATAAGTCTTTTTGAGGTCTCTTTCGAGATAATACACATGTAGTGTCCTCTCTTCTAAGTATTCATTTATAGCTGTTTGTACGACCGGTGTTGAGTGATCACTCAATCCTGATGCTTGTTGGAAGACAGCACTAAAAGTGCGAGCATTAGCTTGTACTGCGTCTTTCGCTTCATCTAACCACTTCTGAAACTGTTGTTGAATCAGTAGTGATGCGGCTTGCCGGAACGCTTTTAAAGGTTCTACGAGTTTGCCTTGCTGCTCCTTATTCGTAAGGAAACAACTACTACGTCCTGTCAAGTCTAGTGTAAATTTTGCTAGCTCGATAGATGGAATTTCGGTGCCGTAAGGTACCGTCATAAGAAGTTTGCACTTCTCAAACCTTTTGGCTGACACTTTAAGTAGTGTCCGAAAGGACGGGTGCAGATCAAGACCGGCTTTGTAACCTCTAGAAGCGAGACCTCTCCACTCGAGTGAAAAGACCTCTGGTTGATTACGGCTAGCCCACAAGGCTGCTGTATAAGCTCCCGTGACTTCTGTCCCCTTGAAGAAGACTCGCTTGGCAAACTCAAAACCCACTTTGGAAACATTGTGAGTAAAGGGAATGCCTAGTTTATGAAGAAGATTACAATATTTATAGTAGGCTGATTCGTCAAATATGACAATATCATCGCCTAGGATTAGGTACTTGTCTAACGACTTGTGCCGACCTCCAAAGGCAGTCCATACTATACGGTGGTGTACATAGGCCATAAATGGCCATGAGGATAACGCTCCCATAGGTTGTCCTGTGTTATACTGCACACTGTTTGGCATGTGATGATTCGTCTTCCAAAAGTCTTTTACTGATTTCGGAAGGTGGAAGTCTCTATCAAATATAGAAACCCAGGAATCACCCAGTGTATCACACAGATCGTTACCAGCATCCCTATATAATTCTTTGGGAATGGCATCAGAAGCATTGCTTAAGTCAGCGTATCCGTAGAACGTGTGTCCATTTGAATACAGACTATGAGCTACCTGCTTGACCTTGTTATGATCAAAGGTGCAGTCCTCTTTGATGCGCCGTAACAAACCCATAAGGGTATTATGAAACGGTCTTAGTAACGTTTGGGAGAATGAGTCTACTATTGCGAAGACTCGCGGTTTTAGTTTCCCTCCTTCGAAGGTTAGAGAAATCTTTCCGATGTGAAGTTGGCGACCGAAATCGTTTAGTTCAGCATAAGGCTCTAATTTCTCGTAAAACCACTCGCTAACAGGCCCGGAATAATACGTACTTGCAAAGTTCATTAAATTTGCTTGTATGGCACTGTTGCTATATATAGCAGCTCTGTCCCATGGAAAGCTGAAGAACGAGATACCATTGGGCCCTGCTTTGAGAGAAATCTCTAGCGGTGGCGTAGGCGTAGTCACTACAACTCCCTCATCTGTATTTTCGTTAGATGAGCCAATGATGGGGCGAAAGAACATAGTTCTTCCGTGTTCTCCTGCTAACTCTCTATTCACTTCTCGGATATGCCGAAGCGTACCCTCGTCGTAAGTAGGAGTTGCGGTGATAGATTCTAAGTTAGTGTAAGTAGGAACAGTTATTAAACGACGCAAGCTACATAGTGTAGTCACTAGTCTAATTGACTCTAAGTCCTTTAGATATAGAACTTTGCGCTTAAGCCCAAGTCCTAACCATTTCGGCCATAGGTCGGAATCCAAACCTATACTAACCTTCTCGTATTGCGGTGTAGCATCTAGCTGAAACAGTAATGTTTCGATGCTCTCCTGAGTAGCTTTTAAATATCTAATAACGTACTCGGGTCCCTTAGACCGATATAAGTGAACGATGTAAGAGAGTAACTCTTGTAGAGTTAAGGTGCTAACACACGGAAATAAAATTGGCAGAGTATAACTTAGCATCTTGTTAAGTTCTTGAATTTGTTTAAAGGATTTAATAGATTGCTTCGACTTTGCAGGAACAGCCTTTGCAACCTTACCTTTGTGGGAAGTAAAGTTCTTTGTTCTAAACAATTTTGTTCCTGGTTTATTTATTATCATAGAATAAACTGGTGATGCGAGTTGGGGGATCTTCGAAGTAAGCCACTAGTTACTCAGCTGGTGGTTCCCTACGGAAGTAGGGTCAACCCCTGGCCATGAGGATAACGCTCCCATAGGTTGTCCTGTGTTATACTGCACACTGTTTGGCATGTGCTGATTCGTCTTCCAAAAGTCTTTTACTGATTTCGGAAGGTGGAAGTCTCTATCAAATATAGAAACCCAGGAATCACCCAGTGTATCAC